CTTGGTATTTGCTCATGTTCGCCTTCGGTCTTATGTGTGCCTGGGCGGCAATCACTGGCTTCGCGGATAACGACCTATGAAAAATTTCTTTCTCAGATTCGCTGTAATCAAGATTTTCATCTTTGCCTTGGTGTTCACTCCGTTTTTTTCATCTGCCGCTTCTGTCGGGGCATATTCGCCGAAAGTTGGTAACACTGTTGCTGGAGTTATCCAGCAAAAAACTGTTGCTCGTGGCTTTGCTGCTAATGATCCGAAATACGGTGCAACCGTTGCGGCTATTGGTACGGCTTTAACGATTGTTGCGTCTGCGGCTGTCGGTGGTGCAACTGCACCTTTTTGGTTAACACTTTTGGTTGGCAGCGCTGTAACTTTCGCTGTCTCTCTGGCTGCGGACTCTTTGTATAAATGGGCATTCAATAGTGATGGTTCAATCTCTGTCACCGGCTCACAACCTACTGACGGGTATTCTGATCCAATCGGCACTTACACTCCTCAAGCAACGGTAATTGGTGGCCCATATCTTTCCATTGGCGGCAGTTCTTGCGCATCGGGTTCTCCCGTTACCGTTGCACTTTGTGTTTATGGTGATCCTGCCAACAACGGCGGCAAAACAAATGTTCATGTAAATAGCTGTGTTCAACAAGGTCCCGGCTTTCTTTGCAATGTTGGTTGGACTGATATCAACGGTGAACCTCGTAGCGAGTCTATGAGTATCTTTGGTTATTCGTCGGGTTCTACGAGCGCGTGCGCTACAAATGCTTATTACAAGAACGGTGGCTGTGTGATTGCTTCGGGTAGTCCGTCACCTAATGCCGGTCAGTCGCAAGACAAACCGAATGCTTCACCCGCTCAGGCGCTGGCATCGGTTCCCGCGGCTGATCTGTCGAAGCCTGCAAACCCTGCTTTGATGGCTGACACCATCAACAAGGCTTGGCAGAAAGCGGCCATGGATCCGATGTATCAGGGAGTCCCTTATTCCTACTCCGATCCCGTAACGGCTGCTGATGTTGCTGCATGGCAGGCCTCTAACCCGGCCTCGTACCCAACGGTGCAGGATTTGCTGTCTAAAGCGGTCAACCCGGCGACCGGTTCGGTTCCAGTTACCGCACCTGGAACAGGGGCTGTTACTCCGCCAGTGACTAATCCGGGAACGAACCCGACGACAATTAACGTCACCGTCGATCTCGGGCCAAATCCCGGTGTTCCGACGCCGGGTTTAGAAGCAACTCCAACTGGCTCCCAAATTTTGGCGCCGTTGTTGAACATCATGCCGGGGCTTAAAGCGTTCCAAGTTCCGAACCATTCAGCGGAATGTCCGAAGCCTCAATTCGATTTGCCGGTTATCAATACGCATGTCGTGATGGATGCGCAGTGCAAGTTATTCGAAGACGTTCGGCCTCAACTTTTTAGCGGTGCGTTTTTGGCGTGGGTTATTGCCGCGCTCTTTATCGTTCTTTCGGCGTGAGGTGAACCATGTTTGCTATTTTACTTTCCGCCGTTAACACGCTGCTTGCGTTCCTGGTGCGAGGGGTATTAATCAAGTTCGTGGTTTTCACGGCCTTGTATTTCATCGTGTCCGAGCTAGTTTCTGCCATGGTGTCCTTGCTGCCCAATGGCAACTCTTTGACTTCGGCCTTCACTGGTATTAGTTCGGCTACTTGGTATTTCCTTGATCTCTTCGCAGCTTCGCAAGGCATTCCGCTTATCATTGCCGCGCTTGTAACTCGGTTCATCATCCGTCGTATTCCGGTAATTGGCTGATGCCTATTAATGCTTATACCGGGCTGATGGGCTCGGGCAAAAGCTTTGAGTGCGTCGTCTCCGTTATCGTCCCAGCGGTCGCTAAAGGGCGCCGGGTTGTGACAAACGTCGACGGTATCGACTCCGATGCCATCCGTGCATACATCAACGAGAAACAGGGCATTGCCCTGGAGAAACTCGGCGAAGTGGTGCACTGCCAAAACGAAGACGTTTTCAAGGCTGATTTTTTGCCACACGGCCAGCCGGTGGATACGTTCTGCCAGCCTGGTGATTTGATCTGCATCGACGAAGCTTGGCGATTCTGGGGTTCTGATTCGAAGATCGGCACCGAACACCGGATTTTCTTCCGCGAGCATCGTCACTATGCCCACGCTGAAACCGGTGTGACCTGTGACCTGGTACTTATGGTTCAGGACATTTCCGACCTTCATCGCATCTTGAAAACGGTGGTCGAGCTGTCGTTTCGTACCACCAAAATTAAGTCGTTGGGTTTGAATAAAATCTACCGAGTTGAGATGTGGGAAGGCTGGAGACAGACGGCCAAAGCCCGTGTTGACGTGATGAATAAAAAGTATGACTCGGAGATTTTCCCGCTCTATTCGTCGTACTCAGGCGGTCATGGTAAAGAAGTCCAGGTGGATGACCGACAGAACATCCTGAAAAATCCGAAGGTCTGGTTTTTTCTGTTCATGATTGTTTTCGGCGGTGTCGGGTCGGTCTGGGGTGTCCTGCACTTCTTCAACCGTGGTGTTGCTCCCGCTACGGTCGTTCAGCAACCCGCAAGCGCCGCGCAACCGGCGCCCAATATTGCGCCGCCTGCTTCTTCTCAGGTGCTTTCCACTGAGTGGCGTATTGCTGGGGAAATTGTCGTTGATGGTCAGCGACAAGTCGTCCTGGTGAACACTGACGGCGTGATTCGTTACGAGCATCCGAGCAATTTCCAGAATTCAGGCCGCGTCATGACTGGTCAACTTGACGGCCAGCGCGTCAGCACATTCAGCGGTGGCAAGCCTCCGGCCACGTCTTCCGTTCCTCTCCCAGGTAAAAATCCATGATCCGGTTCTTGTTGCTGTGCCTGTTGTCATTTTCCGCGATTGCCGCCGATAAGCAGGCGCCGTATCAGTTCGATCTGACCGGCTTACCGATTGGCCAAGTGGCTCAAATTTTCTATGCCGATGCCTTCCGCAAGCCCTACATCCTGTCGCCGGAAGTGCTCGAGGACGGTCGGCCTGTCTCGTTGCGTGTTCAGGGTTCCGCCGTCCAGGTGCGCGCCGATTTCGTCCGTCTTCTTGATGCCTTTGGCTACGCTGTTACGCAGCGCAACGGCGTCGATCACGTCATGCCGAAAAAAGAGCCCGCACCGCCTCCCGGTGAATACTTTTTGTACCGACCGCTTTACCGCGATGTGGCCTATCTGTCGGAAACTCTCGCGCCATTGTTCCAGGGAAAATTTGGTGTTGATCGCGGGATTTCTGTTCCTGGTCAAACGCCGATGACCGGATCTGCTCCGCGTGGATCGGCTGCCAGCCTGTTAAATCGTGATGCTGATCAGCTGGTTTTTGTCGGCACAAAGGCCGAAATTGCCAACTTGCGTTCGTTGTTGCCCCAGATTGATATCGAGATGGGCGAAGTGATGTTGCGTAGTGCGGTTTATGAGGTTCAAACCGGCGACCGTGACGGTTCCGCTTTTTCTCTGGCTGCCTCGTTGCTCAAGGGCAAAGTATCGCTCAATTTGGCCGGTAATCCGCTCGATAACTCCGTCAGCATTAGTACCGGCGACTTCAATGCCGTTCTGTCGGCTCTGTCGTCCGATTCGCGTTTTAAGGTGGTCAGTCAGCCGAGTTTGCGTGTGCGATCAGGTAAAGAAGCAACGATAAATGTCGGTGCAGAAGTACCGGTGCTGGGTGCCTTGTCGTATCCGCAAGGTGCTGGCCAAGCTGTCCAGTCGGTCGAATACCGTAACTCTGGGGTGATTTTCACTATCACCCCTCAGGTGCGCCAGGCTGTTGTCGATCTGACCATTGATCAGCAGCTTTCTAACTTCGTGCAGACCACAAACGGGGTGAATGGAAGCCCGACTTTGACCAAGCGGCAATTGACTACAAACGTGCAGATGCGCAACGCCGAGGTGGTCATTTTGGGTGGATTGACCGAGGAAAAAACCTCAGAAACGCAAACAGGCCTATCTTTCCTGCCATCTATTTTCCGTTCCAAGGTTACTGAGTCGAGCAAGTCGGAAATCTTGCTGGTTATCCAGATGATGAGGATGTGAGGGCAGGGTGCTTCAATCAGTTAGAACCCGTAGGAGCGGGCATGCCCGCAGCGCGTCAGCGCGAGGACTTGACCACTCCTACGGGTACATTTACAGGTTAAATAGGGGAGGAGGAATGCGTTGGCCGCCTGACACCTTATTGATTTAGCTGCTAAATTTGAGGCCGATTCCTCCGGCGTTCAATCTGCTTTTCACCGTAAAAACCAGAGTAGGTTATCGGTTCAGGCCCTGCCTTTTATATAACTAAAATAAATGACTATTTAGTGTAGTTATTCTTTCTGGCTATTAGTGTTGTCAGGGGAGGCGTAGCTTAGTATTACCTCTCTGACCCATTCTTGCTAAATATCCCCAAAAATAGTAAAGATGCAATTCCGTAATCTGGAGGTTTAGCCTGATGACTATTAGTGAGTTTACGTTCGATACCAAGCAAGAAATTGATAGTTTCATTCAAGATAAGTTTAAAAGTAATCCTAAAACTACTCTTGATGAAATTCTATCTACGGCTTCTCACAAAAAATTTGCTACTCAAGATCTACGTGAGTACTTCATTGAGGTTGGAAAACGCGCTTTAGCGCAGGCTTTCTAGTTCAAACGAGTATCTTTAGTGATTAGGACGCTCGATGTTTATTCAGGGAGAAATTCATGGAATTAGTGCAGTCTTCAAAATTCAATCAGGTTGTCAGCAAGCTGCTGGCACGGTTGGCCGAAACATTTCCGGTTGCTGTCAACCTAGATGCGTCAGCCGTAGGCTTCGAAGTTATTGGCGGCTACGAGACCGTCGAATCGCACGGCGGTCTCGGTGAACAGATTGAGGTGCCAGCCAGTGAAGACGAAGTTTTTTTCGGGCAATGCGTGCATTGGCTCATCGATGAAGGTTATGTCCGTGTCTCTAAGAGCTGGGCGGTCCAATTCAGCGGTGCGGTACTAACGAAAAAAGCGTTGGAGTTGACGGGCCTTGAACCGATGGTTTTGAAACGCGGCGCTTACTAAGCCTGACAGGCCGGGGCCGTTGGCCCTGGTCAAATCTGACCGCCACAGCCCTCCATGTCCGTATAGGACGGTTCGCATAATGGACTGACGTTACGTTGAGCCTGCTGCGGATACTGGCCCTGGCCCCGCGGCTGGTTTAATGTAACGTCGATTATGCGAAGCCCCCTCGATCTGCCCACGCACCTGGTCAAAACGGCCACCCTCTATGCGCCTTCTCGTGATCCGCTCGATGCTGTCTGTTACGTTTTGGATGATTATCCAAAGGTCGTTTCCGAGCTTCGTAAGGCCAGAGCAAAGCTTCTGCAGCTCGATTCTGAAGCTGCTGACCTTGATGCTCGATTGGCTGTGCTGCAGGACGCTTGCCGTTCCATTCTCGATCTTTGATTAAAGGGGAAGGATTCCGGCTATGCATTTTCTCGCGCGCGAAAAATTCATCTTTCGCCTAGTCATACCTCGACTGCCCGAAGGGCATTAGGCGCTCCCCGATCTACAGCCCGGCCGATCAACATCCGCGCCGGTACCCGGCAACGCCGGCCTTTATCAAGCCCAACAAAAAACCCCCGGCGATCGATTGATCACCGAGGGTTTCTGTCGCGTTTCATGGCATCTGTAGCGACTTCGCTGGCACTTCGCGCCCTGTCTTCCGCTTTTCCGATCCCGGTCCTTCACTGTCGTTACACGGTCCCGTGACGACCAGCGCTATCGTCGCTCAGGTCCCGGCAGGTCAGGTTCACCAGCGCCATTGCCTATCCAAGATGAGGAGGTTTTTCTTCGTTTTTCCATCCAAGCGAGTATAGAAAAACCGGCATTTTATCGACATCCAGGCCACCTGCAACGGCCAACAATTCCCATCCCGCGTTGATGTGTTTATTCGCTTCAATCTCTCCGCACACTTCCTTGATTTTGTACGTTTCGTTGATGCTCATTTTTAGCTCCTCTGCAGATTTGAGGTGGGGGTGCTGTAACACCCCCAATTCACCATGATATCGCATGGTTTAGTGTGCTTTTTGCTTGTCTGCAGCACTAGTTCAACCGGCGTCTTGTGTCCTATTTCGCGCGTTGAGGCCGCTTTTCTCGTACCAGTCCCCTTCGA